TCCAGGTCCACGATAGCGATGTTCAGTAGGCCCTTTTCCGCCGTGATATCATCATCCAACAGGAACTCTTCGATGGCTGCCTGTGCTTCATTGTCACGCATCATGATGACATCCGCAGACACTTCAAAGGACTTACTGGTAATCGCCGTGATCGGCCAATAGCCGGTGTCTTTGGTCTGCTGGCTGGAAGCCTCGGCAGACAGGGACAACGCGTTGCTGGTGCAGCCGCCTAACAGTGTCCACACCGGGTTCTGCGCAGAGGCACCGCTGCCATAGTTGACAAACATCACCAGCCGTTTCCCGCTTACGCCAGCAGCCGCTGCGTAAGCAGGATATTTTTCTTTTGCGATAGTAATGCTCATTTTTTCACTCCTTGTTAATTAACCTGATGTAGCTGGAAACGGATGCTTGTGCCGCCGCTCTGCCATACACCTTTTTCACTGTAAACAGGCAGGTTCACACGCATCCTGCCTACCGTCAGAGCTACCAATACATAGCCCTCCGCACCCAGCGCCGTGCTCAGTGCCGCAAAGCCCGTGTCACTGCTAAGATAATTCAGCAACGCTTCCAACTTGGCCGCAATAACCTTGCGTCCTTTGTAATTGCTGTAAATATCAAGCTGCAGACTGCCATCCCAGACAGCCTCTGTTTTGTTCTGCTCACAGTCAGCATCAGACTCCCCGAAAACACCATACGCAAACTGCGCCTGTGTCCGGAAATAGTCGTCTATTTCATTGAGCGGGACGGCAGCATCGAACCATTCAAGCGCAACAGCCGGATTGTTCTTCAGCACTGTGTTTAAGGATTTTGTGATTGCCGTAAACGGCGCTCTATAGATCATGTCTTTCCTCCGCTGTCTTTGCCATGGCTTTCAACCCGCCGGTCAGAATCCCGCGCCAGAAATTCCGCGTATCCTCATCAATCGTCCCGATTTTCCGGCGCTTGACGCGATGCGCGATCAGCCGTTTATAGCTGGGTGCCTTCTTGCCATACGCGCCGCGATATGTCGGCAGCGCACAGTTGATGATAAACAGGTCTTCCAGCCGTTCCTGCCGCTTGACGTACCCATCAAACAGGGCGTCTATTTCCATAACGGTATAGTTGCCGAACTGCTCCGGCGTTAGGCCTAATTCCCCCAGGGCAATGGTCTCGAGTTCTTCAAACAGGGCCGCCGCGTTTTCAAACGCCTTGCCAGGTCTTACGCTTTCGCCGCCTGCATTTTTTTTGGGTCACCCATCACACCGGATTTTTTTAATGCCTCCAGTGCGGACTTGAAAACCTCGAGCAGAGACTTTTCGTTGACGGCGTCCAAATACAAACTTTCCGCCTGCGCCTCGGTCAATTTTGTGTTCCCGCCCATCAGCGCATACTTGATGATGATAAACATATCGTGGACAGTGGGAGGGACGCCCTGCGTCGCCTTCACCATCAGCACCAGAATGTTTCCATCAGAAAGTTGACGTTCTGCTTCGAACACATACTTTACCGGATAGCAGAGCCGATGCGTTTCGCCGCCGAACTCCAAATCCACATACCTATCAAGCACCATTCCCCAGATCCTCCTGTTCTGACTGTTCCTGTTGCTGGCCCGGCACCGGAGTCTCCTCCGGTTCGGGTTCAGGTTCAGGCTCTTTTAAGATGCCCCCGCTGCCGTTCACCGCGGTCGCCGTGATCTGCACATACGGAGGATTCTCCTCATCCAGTAACTGGATGTCATTAATCAAATAAACAAAATTCCGGTACACGATTCGCCAGGATGTATCCAAATCCGGGCAGATCCGACGGACGTCACGCAGCACGAAGTACCGGGTATCCACCGTCACGAAGTCACCAACTACCTGCTGGCGGGACTGATTATACGAAGACACCTTCGCAAACAGGGACAGCTCCGCTGTGTACGTCGTGTCGGCAATGCCTCCCAGTTCATCACGGACGGGGGTGCTGGGCCGCAATAAAACAATCCTGCGGTTTAACTCTCGCGGGTTGTGCTTCACGAATCCTCGCCTCCTGTTTCGTCAGAATCTTCCGAGTCTTTCGGATCCTCTGGATTGTCAGGATTCTCCGGGTCAACAGGATCGTCCGGGTCTACCGGGTCCGGAGCCGGCGCGGTCTGCATAGCCAGCCGCACCTGTTCGATCTGGCCGATAAACGTGGGGTTAAACAACGCAGCGCCGCCGACCCCTTCCGGCGCGTCATACTTGATGCCCACGTACTGCGCCACAAGGTCCAGGTACATGTCGTTGGTGTAATCCGGCTCAATGCCGCCAGCGTTCCGCAGGAATATCTCCGCAGCACCGACATGCTTCGTTATGAGAGCCGTCGTTTCATTGGACGTATCCTCCAGCCGGATCAGCTGCATGATCGTCTGGACGTCTGTCGTCGTCGCTTGCATGGCTTACCCTCCTAAATGAAAACTGCGCCCATTTCTGAGCGCAGTTTTTTATGTTTGTTTACTTATGCACCTACGGTCACAACATAGACCACCGGATCCGCATCCTCCAGCTGTACGTTGAAGGTCACGTCCCCGTTGTCCAGCGTGGCCAGGTAATCATCCGTGATAGTGATGCTGTGCGCACCTTCCGCGATGCTGTACGCGGTATCATCCACGTCCGTATCGCCGTTCTTCAGGCCGGTGATCTCAGCATCCAGGACGCTGATGGTCACATCCGCCGGGTCAGCTTTGGAGAAGCTGGCGCTGCCGTCCCCGCTGACCAGGATCACAACCGTATCAAAGGCAGTCGTGCCTTCCAGGATCTTGAAGGTCTTGTCCCCATCAGACAGGGCAGTCAAATATTCCTTCTTGATCGTGATGGTGTGGTCGCTGTTGGAGATAGCATAGTTGGAAGCATCCACAGCCGCATCCTGATACTTCAGGCCGGTGATGGTCGCATCCACCACGGTCACCGCTACATCCGCAGCATCTTCCCGGTCAAATTCAGCCTCATGGTCTCCGGAAATGGTCACTTCACATACCACGCACTCGGTCGTGCTGGCCATCACCGTGAACTCCTTGACACCGTTGCTCAACGTTGCCAGGTAGGTCTTCTTGATGGTCACGGAATGGTCATCATCCGCAATGGTAATGTTGGAAGAATCCACCGCATCATCACCCAGCTTCACGCCGGTGATGGTCGCGTCACTCACTGCGATCTCGATGTCGTCCGGATCGCTCCGGTCGAAATCCGCAGCAAGCTCACCGGAGATGGTAACCGTACCGGTCACGCAGGCAGTAGTGTTGGCCATCGCTTTGAAGGTCTTTTCACCGTCGGACAAATCAGCCAGGTATTCCTTCTTCAGCACAGCCACGCGGCCGCCCTGCGTGAGGGTATAGTTAGTCGCATCCACGGTATCATCGCCCAGCTTCACGCTGGTAATGGTAATGCCCGCCGGAGCCGTGAGTTCTACATCGACCGGTTCAGACCTGTCGAACGTGTCAGGACTCACTCTGCTTTTTTTTTTACACGGACGAAGCCCTTATAGGACACTACGTTGCCGCCCACGAACACAACGCCCTTATGGCAGATCATGCCTTCCTTGAACTTGTAATCATCGGAACGTTTCACATCGATGTCAGAGAACACCGCCAGCTGATAGTTCTTCAGATTGCCATAAGCCATGCAGTAGGTGTTGGCTTCGGTGCCGGAAGCAGACAGGGCCGGGCAGGCGCTGTTGATGATATACGGAATGCCGTCGATCGTGCCGGAGCCACCATTCTGGGAAGGAATGATGGTGTGGAACTTCTTACCGTCCTGGGTACGCAGACGGGAGAAAGCAGCCAGGTCAGCCTTGTTCAGGATCAGGACGCAGGAGCCTTCCACAGCTTCATCACCACCATAACCGTAGATGATGGTGTCCAGGGTGGTGTTGTCGATCTCGGTGATCTGCAGGTCGCTTGCGGTCGGGATAACAGAGCTGGAAGCATTGAAGATACCGACCAGGGTGTTGGTGGTGCCTGCACCGACCATGATTTCCTTGGCCAGTTTCTTGCGCAGGGAACGGGATACGCCGCCCAGGACTACATTGGCATACGGAGCAGCCGGCAGTTTTTCAACTTCTTCGGTGATCTCGTTATAGGCAGTGATCTTGGCCTTGGTGATATCGGAATAACCGAAAGTGGTCTCCGCTTCCTGGTAAACAGCGCCTTCTGCCTTGTAGCCGCCGTCAGCGGTCGCGATTTCAAAG